GTTGAGAGATGAAATACGCAGTCAAAACAAGAAATTGGAACGGGAACAGGGTTGTAAGTTGGGCACTTTGCGCCATCGCTCAATTAACAGGTGCAAACTGTTACAAATCGGATTCCGACCATGATCATAAATACTTCATGCAGACAAGTAGCATGTTGCGGGCATGGATCGCATGGACGTTATTTATTGCCCTCAGACCATTGTCGGGAGGATGGACATACATAATCAGACCGGGGAAGTATCTGGATCATGGTTATAAATCGATTTACTAACACAAGGGGCCCTTGTGCCCCTTCTCAGGCGGAGGCGGTCCCGGAAGTGGTACAAATAAAGAGGAGGTAAAGAGAGATGAAATACTTGGGAAAAGATTCTAATGGTGATGATTATTATCAGGATCCGGATGCTTATGTTTATCAATATCGGGATGGCGTATGTTTGGGTTGGCTGTGCAGCGGGCCTGCTTGGGGAAGAACTTTTTACAAGATACTGAAAAAGCGCAGTTAGTATATAACCTGGCAAAAAAGGAAGGAGGTGTGAAAAATGGACATCTACATAGTAACCAAATCAGGTGAAGAGGTTTTCCGTGGCGATATAACCGACTGTATAAACCATTTAATCAATTTAATCGGATCTTGCTCATTGTCTTTGGCAGTTGAACAAGGATATGGAATCGAGAGGGGATAGGAAACCATGCCAAACTGGATAATAACCTTATTTGCCGTATTGTGTGCGTTTGGGATAATTTATGGCGCATACCGGGGGATTGATAAAGCTATTGACTGGATGATAACAAAGATATTTGATTAAGGAGGTAAATTGTTATGCAGGAAATTAAACATGTCGGCCCGTTACGATACAAACAAGCCGATCTGGACCCGTTAGGAATAGTGTACATAGGGCAGCAGGATCGGGTAGGTAAGTTTAGTCTGGATATGTTCACAGATTTGCATACCGGGTCTAGTTTTAAGCGGATGCCGGAAGAGTCGCTTGTCGAGGCCAGAGATAGGATCCGGAGGGGTTTTGAGAGGGGGTAGGTGAGCAATAATAAGGCATACCGGCGCATACTGACATAAAACAAATGGTTTGAAAGGGATTGAGTTATGAAATGGAAGATGATGAAAACGCAACAGGACAACAGAGAAGTTTACCAGATATTGGTTAACAATGACGAGATAGTACATAAAACTATCGCAACGGTGTATGATAAGTTTAACGCGAAGTTGATCGTAAACGCGGTTAATGGCTACGATAAATTGTTTAAGGTATTGGACTTGTTAGAACGATCCGCGTTGTTGTCAGAGAAGGCCACTCGTAACGTCGGGAAGAAGAAACGCAAGCGCATATTCACAGACCGGGGCAAGGAGGTTATTGCAGGCGGAATGGTTGTCTGTGTGTTAATTGGATGGTTGTGGCTGCTGTCGATGTAGTTACATACCAAGGGGGGAAGAGGTAGTGAATGGGGGCGGGAGGGACTATTTTGTTAATCCATTACTTTAATAATCCCTCCCCTTTTTTTCACATACCGGGGGTGTTGAGATTCCGCGTTGATGGCGGTTATTTCTGATTTCCGTTTTCTACCCCAATCTCGATTAGTATCCTGCCCATAGCAGCCGGTCTCTGGTTTTGTTCAGCAGCCAGTTGACAGAGCTCTAAGTGTGTCTCTGAAGTCAAGCAGATCGTCATGGTGGCTGTCTTGAGTTGTGACTTGTCGGTGAATGCAGGACGGCCACGTTCGGGAGACATGCCGGACATACCAAGCTTAGACATACCAAGCTTAGACATACCGGGAGTAGTTTTTTCAGGCATACCAGGATTAGATTTATGAGACATATATTATTGCTCCAATTAATTTCATGAGTTAATTTATTGTCCCACTACCATTACCAACAATGACGCAATCTGCCTTTACCTCGCTAGCACCCGAAATTTGTGGCATGAATATAACCATACACAGGAACAAAAAAAACAAATTCAAGAATACTCTTTTCATTTATTACCTCCTTTGCAAAAAAAATGTTTAATGGTTAACTTCTTAATACTTATTGTTCTTAATACTTATTGTTCTTGATGCTTGAGTAATTCATGTAACACATTAAAGAATTGTTTGTCAAGAATTATTTTATGCTACTTGACCCATACCCTGCCATTCCCCCGTACATACCACATACCGGCAATCCTGATTAAGTATCCTTTACCCATAACCCGTTTACCGTCCCCTTCCAGTCCACCTTATCCAATCCACCTTCACCACGAACAACTACATCTTCAGGTTTGGTTTTATACAATTCCATTACCATCTTCCCCCACTTTGAATCCCGGCGAACACGCTTGATTGTGCCGGATTTGTCCTGATAGCAGCCGATAATATTCAGTTCGTTGCGGTTGATTGAGTTGTTGAATATCACAAACGCCATATTGTCGTGTTTGAGCAGGTGGATTATGCCGTAGTTGAAGACTGATTCCATGATAACTAGCTTTCCTTTCTGTTTCCTTTCTGTTTTCTACCTTTTTCTTTTTAATTTAAGTCCCGATCCAGTCCCCGGCTACGTGCTTTGGCTTGAAGATGTGGCCTGGCGATGAATCGCCCGCCACCCTTCCGCCGTCGCACAGCACCGAGTCACTTGGATCTCAAAATTAACCTCTGTTCTGTTTTTTTACTCCATCCTAACGTCTTTCCCCAACCTTCTAGCCAACTGATATTCAGACTTGCTCCCTTCCGATTTCTCCCACCCATGGATCATTACCACCAGATCCGAACCCACCAAAAATTTAAGATCGGCCTTCATGAAGTTTTCGTCTGGAACGATACCGTCCATCAAGCATGAGTTGAGGTGCGGGCAAAATACCGCATACCCTAGTTTCCAGTATTTCTTGGCTACCTTCCTCGCTCGCCATATGTTTAGGATTATGCCTATTTTTGTTTTTGCTCTGTAGGGACCTGCTATGTATGCTGTTTTATGCATATTTTTGTTCTCCTTTTTATGATTTATCGGCAAAGAAATCTTTTTGGCCATTTGACAATGATTGTAGATTCTGGATGGCAATTTTAAAATACGATTCTTTGAGTTCAATACCGATGGCTCTTCTTTTCAACTTCAGGGCAACGAATGCCTCACTTCCGATACCCATGAATGGAGTCAGAATAGTTTCACCTGGATTCGAATATAGTTTTACGCATCTCTCTATAGTTTCTAATTGTAGAGGGCATATATGCTTCTCGTCCATCGGGTCTCTACCACAATAATATTGCAATGTTTTCGTCTCGCTTATATCAGTCCATATCCCATGAGCCCACTTTATCCATGTTTCGTTATTGAGATCTCCGTTTTTCACAGGTTCTATCGGGATTGCATTGTCGCCTTTTTTTCTGAATATTAAAATCTGATCAACCAACGCAGGCCTTGAAGATGATGAATCCTTTTTCATCTGGACAAACAATAGTGCCTTGCTCTTGACTCTGATAGCCTGGGCTTGCGGGTTCTTCTGTATAAATGCCCGCCCGACAAATATCCATCCTTTCTCATCATGTAATCTTATCACCTTCCCAGGAAAGTCTTTTAATCCGATATACCCGTCACGATTCTGCATTGCCGGGATATCTGATGTATGAACACAGGATATGCGACCCGGTTTCGTTACTCGCTCCAATTCTTCTACAATAGCACCATATTGAACAAAGAAATCATCATCATTACGGCAATTCCCCAGATCGTGATCTGAATCTGAATAGACAAAAAGGTCTAAAAATGGCGGAGAATATACGCTCAAATCAATACTATTATCAGACAATGTTCTTAATTTTAAAGCAGAATCTCCTCGCATTGCCGTCCATAAATCATCTGTTATTATTTCTTCTTTATACTCGTCTTTCTTGATAACTGTATCCATGATCTCCCCCTTCTCGTAAGATTTCATTCTGTCGATCATCTTCGTTCTCAGTCTCGTGGCTTGCAGTTCCTTACGCTGTATATTTTGATATATTTCACGTTCTGGAGATGTCAATAAAATATACACGTTTACCGGTTTTTTCTGTCCAAATCTCCACTCTCTTCGAATCGCCTGGTAAAACATCTCCCACGAATCGTTAAGTCCAAAGAATATCATATTCGAAGCATTCTGAAAATTCATGCCATACGCTGCGATCTTCGGCTTACTTACTAGAACTTGATATTTGTCATCTTGGAAATCTTCAAGATTCTTTACTTTGGATTCGATGGAGTCAGACCCTTTTACTTCCCGGCAATAATCTTCTCCTATTGCTTTTCGTGATGCATTTGATTCTTTGTCTAATCCACACCAGACAATCCATTGCTCATCAGGTTCTTTTATCAGTTCCTTGAGCATTTCGATCTTTATATCAACCATGTCTGCCCTCACTTTTGACCGGTCCTCAATCCCGGATAAACCTACAAAGAACAGCATTCCTTCTTGACAGTATCCTGGCACATCTTTGATTATAGGAGTAACTGTCAATGGTGGGAGTATGAATCCATCGTCACTATAACCGAGGTCTGAAGGTGTCATCATAAACATGGCCCATGACGACATCCATTCAAAAAACCGATCCTCCGCATGATGTTTTATCCGCCATTCCTGACCACCTTTATTCGAACCTTTTTTAATGAGCAATTGCCCGTTGAAATCTATTGTATGTTCTTTGTTGGCATTAATAAAAAACATGGAAAGCATTTCTTGGTACGTGCAAACATCTAAGAACCATGCATGATTCCCTATCTCAATATAATCATTCGGGGCAGGAGTAGCGGTGCAACACAGTTTGTATTTTATACCACTGAAAGTATCGATTAACTTCCGCTTAATTTTCCCTGATATAGATTTCAAAATTGACGATTCATCTAATACTACTGAAGTAATATCGCCGGTAAAATTACCAACAAGCTCATAGTTGGTAATATTGATTCCGTCTTTTATCCCGTCCTGATCATGTGCAAAGTTGACAATTATTCCTATTTTGACGGCCTCACGTATTGTCTGACGCGCCACAGATAATGGCGCTATTATCAGCGACGTCCCTCCAATTAATCTCGCCCACTCCATCTGGCAAAAAGTTTTCCCAAGTCCTGTATCAAGGAAAATAGCGCATCGGCCTTTTTTAACAGCCCATTTCACAATATCCTTTTGAAAATCAAATAGAATGGGATTGATATTATCAGTAGTAACTTTATGTCCAGACGATATATACTTGAATTTCTTCCTATCTAAAAAAGCATTATACTCCTTCAGTTCCATCTCTCCCCCTTTCCGTCATCGTAGTATGGTTTCATTCTGTTACCCTGCAAAAATCTCCAATCATTTTCTTCAGACAATGCTGGCATAGGTCACATTCAACATGCGACTCATCTCCGAACACTGACGAATAACCTCCGATAAACTCAATGCAATAATATTCC